CGGAGAATGCCTCATCATAGAAGACCCTATCGAATTTCTTCCTACTGTTAATCAAGTAACTATCAGCTGTCCTCACAGTCACTTTTTTTCCCATTGCATCTAGGCGTCTTTGCGTCTCTTTCTGCGATTCTTTAAGTGCAGTGATAATTATATCTTTCTCTGTCGCAGTTTGAATGATTTCATATGTTTTTCCAGCACCAGCAATCCCGGCTTTCACAACAATGTAGGGGTTCCCTTGTATGAATTCAGATGTGGCATCCACTAGCCTCGGTCCCTGAATTAAAATTAAATGTTTTGACACATACACGATCTTTGATTTTGTATCAGCATAATATTTTCCTTTCTTTAGTTTTATCGGAACTAGGTCTTTTCCATCGTAACAAAACTCATATTTTTGAATGCAATCCCCGATGCCTTGAAAGTACGGTGTGAAATAGTCATTCTTGGCCTTCAAGTAAATTACCTCATCAGTATTATTCTGTGCTAGCGCAGCGTATTTAGTAACATGGGCACCGCCAACAGCGTTGCCCCAATCAAAACGTGCTTTCTCTAAGTTGTCTTGTTTCTCTTTATTCCAATACGCGCGCAGCTCCAGGGCTGCTTCAAAATTTGCAGTGCCTCCGGCGGTATGTGCTGCGGTTTGAAAATGTTGTAATATCACGGCGCGAAGATCTGTTGAAGTCGCTTTAACGCCAGTTAGCCGGATGTACGCGTTAAGCATACAATCTGCGCCATTCTGCCCACTAGGCATACTCTCTAAACCTATTAGCGCTTCCGATGGGGAGATATCATTAAAGTATTTCGCAATTAGGGGAAAATCATTCGGGTCTTGTGATGCAATGTAAGCGTGGTTAGCGTAAACATAGATCGTTGTTTCGCCGAAGAAGGATCCAGTGGTGTAGTTAGTTGGTTCGTCTGCGTCTTGAAAGAAGCAGTCGACTGTGGTGTGGTATATGCCATTTAAGACATTTATATCCTGCGCACCGATCCAAATGGAGTTTGCGAGCTGATCGCAATACATGTTATAGTTAGCAATCGGGGGCAGGTCTTTGTAATTTATTAGTTTCACAATTGGGACAGCACCAGATGTTGCGAAATTTATGGCTCTCTGAAATGCGTTCTGTGGGAGTTGTACCGCGGCGCCGTCCTCGTCATCCGAGTCGTGGTCTCCGTCGTCTGATGATTCGGTGTCTACAGGGCTGTTCTCCGGAGCGGAGGGATCTAGGTAAAGGTTGACAGTCTTACTTAGTTCTGGGAACAAACCCACAAGGTAAGTGGCAATCCAAGCTTGGGTAGAACTCGTGAAATTCGGAACAATAAAGTTCTCGACACACTCTGAGATTCTCTCCCTATGCATGGCAAGTAAGTCTGTACAGTAATACTCTTCTGCGTCCCATAATAGTTGTATGTCCGCGCCGTTGAGCTCTTCACCGCCACAGTAGTCCTCCAAAATCAAATATCGCTCAGTGGAGAACTGTGATGAAGATGCGAGTTTCTTAATATAAACATTGCCGAAGTGTGGCCATAATTCACGTATGATATCTCGCGTCTCTTTTAATGCTGTACTGTAAATTTTAATCACAATAGTGCCGTGCAACAATATATGGCGCATAGCGGTGTCAGCAACATCTCGGAAATTGGGAACAAATTCTCTTTCGCGCTCTAACATCCCTTCTTGATTCTCAGACCCTGCATCAGAACAGATATAACTAAACTTTTGGCCTAAATTAGCGCCTTTTGCCTCCCCTTTGTTCGAAGTGTAGTTATAGGAAAACATGCTCGCAACATTCATAAGACCACCAAGTTTCCGATACCTGGGGGCCCTAGTGATAACCTCTGGTGCAACTAACGTACGCCGTAGCGCCACGTCAGAAAAATAATACGGGGCTTCACCGATCAATAAGACAGGGCCTTGAACATTTTCGCGAATCATGGTAATATGAAACAGCTCTACCGCTTTCACCCATGCTTTAGACATGTCCACTTGTAAATTCTGTCGCAAATATTTGAGCAAGTACTCCCGAAAGGATGTATGCTCTTTGTACTGTCGCCAAAGTTTCTTTGGAATGGTGATGGAATCGATTAATCGGTCCAGTTGATATAGAGTGTTATGGTACAAGATCTCTGCGACAGCATTAACATCAAAGGTGACATTATATAGGTCGATCGCTAATTTCTTGAAAAATAGTGCTTCTGGTTGCGGCGCTAACCGAAAGACGCGTTGCCAAAAGGACGCTTTGCGTAACCATGGGAGTATAATCTGGTGTGCGAAATTTCCGCACGATGCGTAAACCGCAAAGTCATCCATGGTAAAAATTGAGCGGGCAACTTCTAAATGGTTCCCAGCACGGTAGTTTTGTTGTAAATATACCGTGCAGATATCCACCAAATTTTTCAGGTGGCAATCTACTCTATCGGGCACGTCGCGATTCCGAATTTTTTGCAAATGGTTCTTCATGGCACTGTAGTCAACGAAGTATGTACGGGGTCCAGGGATCTCGTATAAAACGTCATCCGACCTGGGTACTCCGTTTGGTAACACGATGTCATAGTAATAATAATGGTTAACTAGATCGCTACACAGACGTCCGTAGACATCAGTGTAGTTTAACAAGGTGCTAAATAATTCCTCGTCACGGTGGGTGGCAAGGTATTGGTTGACAATATTCC